GATCATTGACCAGTTACCACCAGTGCTAGAATCTGTTCGCTTAATCAGTAACCAAGCAGGTCGGAATCCTGTGTAAATAAACGGACCATCAACCGACCCAAGGCCACTGTAGCTAGAAAATTTTGAAAATCCTGGAATTTCATGCCAACAATAGGCAACATAGTCTTGCGAGCTATACCACCAAGTTCCTGTTGTAAAAACTGATGATGTTGGTGCAGTATTGTTCCAATATGCTGCATTAGTATAATTAGAACCATTGGTATTAAGAAATTGAGCATTATTCCAAGGGGTTGAAGATAATTTATGATGTCCAACAATCCAGTTATCAGTAGTTGTTAAAACTTTACCAAGTATAAGTGATGGTGCAGTTGACAACCCATGCCCAACAGTTGCATTTGATCCTGTACCCGTCCATTTTACGATTGAAAAACCCGCATCAGAATTTGCTTGGACAGTTGAGGTAATTGAACCATCAGAATTACTTGCAGTTGTGCCTCCATTTGATAAAAAATTAAATGAACTAAATGTTCCTCCACTTCCATTATAATCACCAGAACTTCCTACAGTAAAACCATCTGTACCAAATGTTTTTAAACTATTAACCTCAGTGCTTTCAGCATCTGTCGTATTAAATTTTAGATTTTTAGTTACACCTCTTGATGTATCGAAAACACCCCAATCTGCACTACCACTATCTCTTCTTTTTAACCATGTTGCATCTGGTGCAAAACCTACACCTGTAACTGCATTGTCTGAACCTGTACCATTATAGTTAACTACATTAAAATAATCTTTTCCATTTGGTATTGTTGGTGTTGCCATATTATCCTCCTACGATCCTAAATTTTTTGAACAGTTTGCTAAAAATCCATTTGGTACTGAATACTTAAAGTTACCTACTCCATTACCATCACTATTACCACCTGCTGTTTCTTGTCCTCCAAAAGTTCCATCTTGTCCAAAGTTCCATGTTACAGTTAAACCATTTGCAGAACCTTTCCAACCACCCCAAACAATAGCTCCTATTCCCTCACCAAAATCTGTTGTTGAATGTTGATATACTTGACCAGTTCCATTTGCTGGGTCGCCACTATTTCTCCAAGTCCCATTTACACCTACCCACCATTTTCTAGTAGTAGGGTCATATGCCATCATTACTATATCACCTGTTGTTATTGTTCCGCCAATATTAGCACTAGCATTACCACCATTTAACCATATATAACCACTAAGATAATTTGTTTGAAATACCAAAGTGTTATCATCATCATCTCCACCAAATGTTCCAAGTCCTAATGTACCACCATAATTTGATTGTGCATCTACTCTAACTTCACAATAAGATTTAAAACCTAATTCTTGTGTTGTATAAAATTGGTCATCACCACTTAAAACATTTGTTAGATTACCTTGACTAAGTGTACCATGACTTAATGGGTTTAATGGATTCATTGTGTTAAAATTATTGGTAGGTGAGTCAGCCATTTGGTCGTGTGAGGCAAGTCCACTTGTTGTTAAATCATTACCACTTCCTGACTCATCATCTCCTAAGTCAGCACTATCTCTTCCATCAACAAAAAATCCTCCTGTACCATAACTGCCAGAATATTCTTTAGGAATCCATATATTAGATGAGTTGTATTCTCCAAAATCTGTTGGTGCTAAAGCTGAACCATTTACATAGTGCATTTCTGCAAGGTAGCCATCAAAATAATTACTTCCATTAGATATATACCTACCAAAACCAATGTTAACATTAGAACCAACAATTCCATCTTGATTTTGTGATGGATAAGTTTCAGTTCCAAAAGCAGTTACTCTTGAGCCATTAATATAAATAATTGCTCTATTGCCAGATGTGGCATTCCCAGAGTCATATACTACTAGTACATGATACCAAGCACTTGTATCCCTTAACACTTGAGTAGTTATTAAACGAGTTTGATAAGCACTAATATATGACCAAAATACTAATTGATCACTAGTGTTAAACGATATGTCAGAAGTATTAGAAGTATTAGCACCACTTCCAAAAACATATTGTTCTGTACCTAATGTACTTCTTTTAAGCCAAAAACTTAATGACCATTTATCTACATTACCACCAGCACCATGAGTTCTTTGCATATAAGCAGAATCATCATCATTAAATCTAATTGATTGGTCTATAGAGTATGTGCTAACTCCAGATTTTTGCCATAATTCGTTACTAAACATATTCTATCCAAATGCAAGTTGAGGACTACCTAGTAATATAGAGTTGTCAGCTTTTATTATATAAGGTACGACATCGTATGCACTATTAGTTGAACTTAAAGTTAATCCTCCTGCTGCTGGTGTTTCATAATCTGTGCCTAAACTTACTGTTCCTGCACTACCACTACTTGGCTGTATAAATATCATTACACCTGTTTGCCCTACATTACCTGCTTCAGTTGTAGGATTGGTCAAAGTATTTGCACCACTTCCTAGAGTAAGAATAAAGTTTTGATTAGCATCAAAGTCTAATGTTTTGCTAGTAGATATTGTAGCTGTTTCTGTTTTGGAAACTTGTGCGGTTGTATATGTGCCTGTTAATTGTGAAACATTAATTGTTTTGTTAGTAAGAGTTTGTGTAGCAGTGGCACCTACAAGTTCTTGATTGCCGCCTGGAGGCAGAGTCAATTCATTTGTTACTCCTGCACTATGAGGCTGTGCTTTTACTATTTGTCCATGTGAATTACTCTCGCAGTTAAATTGTATTGCACCAGAATTTGTATTACCTTTTACTGTTACATGGCCTGTTCCATTTGGTGCTAATTCAAGGTCTCGATTACTTGTGGTAACAATATCAAATGTAACTAAATCTAAATTAGCCCCTAATTGTGGAGATGTATCATCCGCAAGTGTAGCTATACCAGATCCTGTTGCTCCTGTTGGTATTCCCAATGTTAGACTCAATGCATCTCCAGTGATACTAGCAGCGCCTGTCGCACTCGATCCTGGTGATAAGGTATTCGTAGTAACACTTACTGACGTGACACCCTTACTTAATAATGTTAAAGCAGTTCCAGCTGTATTGTATCCAATTACTTTATTAGAGTTATCCGAGGCAGTATCGTTATAAGGAACTATTAAACTTGGCGGAGTTGAACCTGTAACAAACTCTGGTAACTGTAAGGTACGATCGATTTTTTCTTCAAATTGCTGAAGGACCATAATGGTATTATCGAAATCTGTCTCTAGTGCTGCTGCTGTAAACGAAGCTCCTGTAGAATACACACTCTCCCTCGATAAAGGTTTGTTAGCTAAGATGGTTAGTTTCTGTCCTGTAGTAGGAGCTGAAGAAAAGTCAACTGTACCTGTTCCGTTAGTGGCTATTGTTACTGTGTAGTTTGCAGATAGTGTTAGTGTAGTCTCACCGAGTATGACCTTTAATTCACTGTCGGCATTGATCTGGAAACTAAAAGCGAACTGTGTTTGTGAGCCATTGGTTGTATATTGGACACGTCTGGTGGTGTCGTTAATGTCGAAGGTTGCCATAAAAACTCCTATATAATTTATACACTATTCTCTGCCTAAATAAAAGTTCAATTTTTGTGTCTCAAGGTCTGTGCCTTCGTACAATTTATCTCTTGCCTGTTTTCTTTTACTTGTCAGAACAGCATTGAGAATACTATATCTATCTCCTGGGTCTCTTGTTTCTTGGTATGTTCGTCCTATTCTTCCATCACCTCTTACAATACTTTCCAACTTTCTTACTAACGAAGACTCAAAGTTATATCCAGGATCATCTGGCAATCTACCTCTATCATCAATAGTATTTATATTTTTAACATAGGTATTGTATAGCGGAGCTGATAGTTCTACTCGTTGTTTTCCTGCAAGAAAAGCTCTTGGATGATTTGCAAAAGCATTACCTGTTTTATTAGCTAAATTAATAAGCTCTTTTTCTAACGGACTTTCACCTCTACTCGTTGTTCTTTTAAATGGATTAAAATATTCATCCCATCTGCCTTCTGTTTGTTTAAGTTCTTCTCCCCAAAAATTAAGTTTAGGTAATAGGTCTTTACTAAATCTTGGGTTACGAGACTTAGCTTGTTGCAATGCAATATAAAACCCTCGCATAAAAGAAGGTAATTGTCTTTGTACTTCTAAGTCTTCTAATTTATAAACTTCATTTAATGTAGGGTCTTGAACTCTCTCAAGTGTAGCTGTATATGAAGAACTACTCGGAGGAATTGGTAAACCAGAATATTCTGCAAGATAATCTTGGAATACACCAGACGCAGGTCCTGCCACCCTACCAAGCGAAGTTACAACATTACCTGTTTTTTGACCTAAAAATTTTAGTAACGCATCTTTACTTCTCATAGGGTCGGATTGTATGTCACCAAACATTCTTGTTAAATCAGAAACTCCTTGTAAAAAAGGAAGTTGACCTGCGTAGTTAGTGATACTTACAGTAAGTGCATTCATGATTCCTTGTATTGCATCTGGATTATCTTCGTTTTGTATGTAGTACGCAGTATCAGCAGACATAGCTAGAATACCAGATATAGGATCAAAACGAGAATAGCTTGTCCACTCATACGTTCCATCTTCTTGTTTTATACCAATACTATACTGAGGTATACCAGCTGCATCCCAATATTTTTTTGCTCCTTTAGCTGAAGGTCCTGCTCCTGTAATTTTGATGTCATCTCCCATTAATCCTAATGAATAACCAACCATAGTAGCAGCTATACCATTACCGACCACAAGTTTACCTACTAACTGATCGAACTCTCTGCCAGAAGCATTTCTGAGTTGTTGATAAAATTTTGGGTTTACTGCATTTAAGGTTGAGCCTAGTGCCTCTTTAATTATGTTGGTAGGTGTTCTAACAAATGGTATTAGATACCTCATTAAAGGACTAATTTCCATCAAAGCCTTTACACCTTTCTCTGGCAAACTATTTCCTAACTCTTGTTGAAAAGTCATTTTTTTTGCAAATTGTTTTGAGCCTTCTATTGTGGCTTCAGTTGGATTTTCTATTCTATCAATTAACGTTTCTTTAAAAGATTTCATAGCTTCTTCTGCTGATCCATTGTCAGCATTTCTTGTAATTTGATAGTTGGTCATAGCTTCTTTATAAGCCTCTTTGTATATGTACCTTCCTCTAGAAGTTACTTTAAAATATTCATCGCCTGTCGCTAGTAATCGCCCAGGTATACTGTTAGCAGAACCAATAGCACTCAAGAAAGAGCCTACATGATCTCCCTCTTTAAATTGTTTAATTATACCTCCAACACTTCTTTCTTTACCTATTGCTCTCATTTCTTCTAATTCTGTTTTTGTTAACAAGTCTGGGGCTTCTCCTTTAATAAAAGTTTTACTCATCAAAGCTAGAGCATTTCCTTGTGACATCAGACCACCAAATAATTCGGCAGCAGCTTCTCCTACCATAACTCGATCATATTCATCAAATTCTTGACCTAATAATTTTTTAGCTCCAACTCGAATAGAACCTACTGTTCCTGCTATTCCTGTATCAAAAAGAGATTTGAATTGAAACGCAGCATTACCTGCTATATTTACCATGTGTGTAACAGGAGATGATAGAAGAGCATTTATATATATCTCTTGTACAACTCTATTTGTTTTTGCAAGCCATCCATCTTTTGCTAAAAAGTTACTTCTATTATTTGCAGGTAACGCAAGGTATGATTTAGCCGCTCTTTTTATTACAGGAATACTTGCACCTTTAGACGGAGTCTCTTGAAATACAACACGTTCTATTACATTACCACCTAAAGGGTCTCTCAAGCCTCGACCAAATTCTGATCTAACAGCTTTAATATTTAGTCCTATGTTTTTGTTTATAGATGATAGGAAACCAATCTCTTCATTTAATTTTTTTACTTCTACATCTGTGTCACTAAGACTATCTATTTTTTTGTAATTCTTTTCAATTTTTCTTAGATTCTTATGCACCACTAACATACCTGCAAAAATATCATCTGCTTTTACTAATTCTCCTGGCTCAAGTTTAATGAGCTTTCTAATAATTTGTCTTTCTCCTAATTGCTCAGCATACCGAATCATGTCTGCTGTAGTAACCTTACCTCTTTTTAAATAATCAAATAGTTTTTTATTTTTTTGTTTTATTATATTTAAATAATCACCTGTAAAAGTGGTTGGTATTTCCATTGCGTCAAGATTTTCTAATACTTCTCTTCCATCAATAGTAGTAGAATTTTTAAATACTTTGTTAAATGCCTCTGACATTTCGGCAGCTTCTGCTTCCCTCCCAGATCGGAAGAG